TATAAAAATGGACATTGAAGGACATGAAACACAGGTATTTGAAGGAGGCTTAGAATATTTTAAAGATAATAATGAAGGAGAAACTAATATTCTCTTAGAAGTTCACCCACAATATTACGGTGAAAATAATGATTTTGCAAGAATATTAAAGGAATATTTTAAAATAGGGTTTAAACCTAAATACGTAATATCTACTCCAGTACCTCAACCAAAACTATTTAAGGAAAAAGGTTATGAACCATTTCAAACAATACATACTGATGGAGTATATAGAGGCCTTTATGATAATATTTCAAATGACGACTTAATAGAATTTGCATGTAAAGAAAATTTAGAAAACACTGGTACAAAAACTAGTAAAAAAATAGTTAGAAGTTTTATGATACAAAGAAAATAATATGAAATTAACAGAAGAACAAATAGCTCAAAATTGGCGAGCACTTATTAGAAAGATTGATACTAATTTTGAAGGCAAAAGAAAAGACCAATTAAAGTCTATGTACGAATCTTTTGCTGAGAGAATGATGTTAGCACCAGCTTCAGGAATAGAACACTTCCATAATTGTTTTGCTGGAGGATATGTTGACCACGTTTTACGTGTAATGGATTGTTCAGAAAAACTACACGATCTTTGGTCAAGTATGGGAGCAGATATGAGTAATTATACTAAAGAAGAACTTATGTTTTGTGCCCTTAACCACGACTTAGGAAAGGTTGGAGACAAAGAAAATGAATACTATGTACCAAACCCTAGTGAATGGCATAGAAAAAACCAAGGAAAGATATACGACCCAAATCCAAAAATACAACATATGACAGTACCACATAGAAGTATTTGGTTATTGTCTAATTACGGTATTACTTTTTCTCAAACTGAAATGATAGGAATACTTACTCATGATGGAGTCTATGATTCTGGTAACGATGCGTACCTTAAACCTTGGGGAAAGGAAAAAGCCTTATGGAATAATCTGCCAATAGTATTACACCACGCAGACCACATGGCTTCTAGAATAGAATACGAACAATGGAAGAATAAGGATAAGGTAACTCAAGCATTTGCAAATAACCCAAAACAATATGCAAAAAAACCTAAATTATCTACAAATAACCCTTCAGAGTCTTCGGCAAAAGATATGTTTAAAGACTTATTTGGGGAAAACAACTAATGATTGCTTCTATAATAATACTTTCAATTTTACTTGTTGCTTCTACTTATGCTAACTGGAATCTACTTAAAAAAATTGAAACAACTTCAGAAGCCAATGACGAAGCGTTTGAATGGATAACCTCTGTTAGAAACACCCTAGTACAAATATTAAATAATATCAAAAAAATAGATAAACGTGAAATGTTTGAAAAAGATGACGATGTTGGAACAACGTTTAAAATGATTAAAGATGAAATAAATAAATTGGAGAGTGCTTTTGGAAACAAACAAAACTAATCTTAGTCCAGTAGAGCAATTCTACGAAACTTTAGAAAAAGAAAGGCAACTTGCAGCAGAAGAAGCTTTAAAAACTAAACGTGGTCGTCCAAGAAAAAATAAAATGTATTTTACTCTTGAAACTGAAAGGGCAATTATTGCGTATAATAAAGAATCAAAGTCGTCACTAAAAAATAAAGTGTATAATGAGTTTATACATAAACCAATGATGAAGCTAGCAGAAAATATTATTCATACTTTTAAATTTTATTATTTTGATGGCGGACCCAAAGAAGTACAGCATGAGGTTATTGCTTTTATGCTTGAAAAATTACCTAAATTTGTAGAGGGAAAAGGTAAAGCTTTTTCGTATTTTAGTATAGTTGCTAAAAATTATTTAATACAAAACAATAATAAAAACTATAGAGATTTAAAAGCTAAAAAACCAATAGTAGCAATAGATAGGGAAAGAGACTTAGGAAGAGAATCGGCACTAGAAGAATATAGAAATGATTTAGACGTTTTTATGGAAAGATTTTCTGACTATTACGAAAGAAAAATAGACGATAAATTTAGATCTATTAGAGATAAAAGAATAGCTTATGCAGTTTTAAGGCTATTTGAGGAAAGAAAAAACATAGAAATTTTTAATAAAAAAGCACTGTATATTTTAATTAGAGAAATGACTGACACTAAAACACAACACATTACTAAGGTTGTTAATGTCATAAAGAAAGATTTTTCAGAAAATTTTATTAAATTTCAAAACGGGAATTTTTTTAACTGAAAAAGTATATTTATATTCAGTTACGGAAAAAAGGTTATTAAATAAAGGTTATATGAATAGCACGAGGTTATTCAATAAAGGCTTAAATAGAGAGCATTCTAAACAAGCAAACAAAGGAGAGAATTTTATGAGAACAATTATTTTAACAGTAGTATTGGCGTGTGCAACTATATTAGGAACACAAGCTCAAACAAAAGGCGATTGGTACATTGGTACTGGTGACGTTGCAAACGTTGCATGGACAGAATGGGCAGTAGCTCCAACTGTTGGATATGGCGTGACAGACGATCTTATGATCGGCCTATCCGTTTCACAGGCAGACTCGACGGTAGATATGGAACTAGATTTCCATGCAAGATATTTTGTAAAAGGATATTTTGTATATGCTGCAACAAAAGGCTTAGACACAGACAATTTAAATATTGGTCTAGGTAAATTATTCACGATACACAAAGGTGTATACGTAGACCCTAAAGTGGTTTACTCAACAGGAGATAAGACTACGAACCTAATGTTAGGATTCGGTCTTAAATTTTAATTAAAGTCCAAATGGACAAATGCTCTCGACAATTATTAATTTTAAAAAAGAGGAGAAACTCAAATGGATAATGTAATTAAATACATCACAGGATTTTTCGGTGGATTATCAACTGTATTGTTGGCAATTTTACCTGTAACAATCTTATGGACTGTCTTAACAGGCGGTACAGTATTCGGATTTGACGTAATAGCTAATTTAACTGCTTTAGTAAGTTCACTAGGTAATGGTGGATTTGTAGGGTTAGTTGTGTTATTAATTATTGCGCAATTTTTTGTAAACAAAAAGTAATATAATATTACTTAAAATATTGGGTCTGGGAAGAAATTTCCAGGCCCTTTCTGTTTTTATCGGAATACTATATTTATACTAAAGGGAATTATTATGTTTGAAGATGAAATATTTCAAGGTAAGAATTTTTCTGACTTATTAAAAGAAATTCATACAAATTCTAAGAAAAAAGATAAGCAGATAAATTCTTTAATTGCACAACTTCATCCGTTAATTAAAAATATAAGTGACGCTACTATACTAGTACCACTTATAAAAGATTATTTGGATGTTGGCATAAAAAATGATGATATGCTAGTTAAAATGGCTAGTATAGTCCAAAGAGCTATGACTAGATCAGAATCTGAAGGAGGAGATTTTAGTTTAAGCGATGACGAAAGAAAACAGTTACTAGATACTATTAAACAAGCAGAACAACCCGTAAAATGGGAAGAGGAAAATGCCAAGAATACAACCAAGCAAGAAAAGCAATAAACCTGTTCAGGCACAAAACAATCAGGCTAAAGCAGTACAACAAGGAATATTAGAATCAGCAGAAGTTGTTGACATAATTCTTGATACTTCTCATCCTGCTTGGAATCCTAGCCAATATAGAATAATTGGATCTATTCAGGCCAGAGCATTTCCGCGACAATTTGGAATAGCAGCTTCCTCTTGCAATTGGTACAATCCATTGTTTCCAAATTTAAGGCAATACCCATTATTAGGAGAAGTAGTTTTATTGCTTGCAGGAGCAAGTAGAGCTGCACAACTAAGAAGTTCAGCCCAAGAAAAATACTATTTAAGTATGCCAATTGGTGTTTGGCAAGGAGTTAACCATAATGGACTTCCAGCTGCAAGTTATAATATAGGAAAAGCAGGTGGAGACGATAAAGATTATAGGAGTTTTACAGGTAATCCTAAAGGCGACGTAAACGATCTGCCATTTGGAGAATACTTTGAACCTGAATCTATTGCAAGAATTTTTCCATATGAAGGAGATACTATAATAGAAGGAAGATTTGGACAAAGTATAAGATTTGGTAGTACTGCTCCAGACGCAACAACAGAGAATGATTGGTCAAGCGCAGGAATTCCAGGATCTCCAATAACCATAATATCAAATGGCCATTCAACAACTGA